TCTAAGGTTTCTTTACACCTTGCTTGCGAGTCATCACGCTGAAGATTGAGAACACACACACACGAGTTGTGATGATATCATGGAATGATGACTCTTCGAACACGAACCATTGCGGTAGGACGCAAGGGTGCAGTAGCTCCCTTCCGTCTGACCTCCACTATTGACAATATCAAAATCCAAAATCCGAATTTGCGTAAGGACGCAAATCCATTTCGGACAAGGGGGTTATCACCCCTTTTGTTATTGCAATTTCGCAACTCATAGTCAGGCCGTCTACATCATCCACAATCGTGTGTATGTGTCAGCCCTACGTCAAGGAGAACATCATGGGTTATTTCAAAACACAACTAACAGAAATGCAAGACCAACAGTACATCAGCGACATCTCACTTCCTGAGGATTATGAGCGCATCTGGTTACAAGATGAGCTTGAGATTGCTGTTGGCGATGGTGACTACACCAGAGCAGCACAACTAGCATCATTGCTAGACGCATACACCATTCAGTAAGCCAACTCAGGGGTAGGTGATTCGCATCTACCCCATAACGTCAAGGAGAATCAAATGAACGTAGAGTTTCAAAAACAAGAACAAGCTTACTTAGACAACATTATCTGGCTGTGGAAGCGATATGAATATATCTGCAACCAGATTGTAGAAACTAAATGTCAAACCAAGCTTCACGATTTGAACTTAGAACTCGAACATCTTTGGAAGAAACACATAGTTGAGGCCTACGATGACTACTACGCATATTTCGGTAAGCACTGTACATATCAGCCAAAACTATCACACTTAGCGTAAGGAGAATCAGATGATATGGACGGACTTAAACAAAGAACACTCAATTAAACAAATGATTGTCATTTGGTCATCAAGACTTCAAGAAGCAGTTGAGGATGGTGACATGGCTACAGCCTATGACATACAGTACAACACACTTCCTAAATGCTTCAAATTATATAAAGAATACATTGGCAACCGTATCGTAGAGGAGAACTAGACATGCCATTTGATATTGACCTAACTAACATTGAGCCTACACCAACCAAGCTACCTCGCCTTGAGGATGTTACCACTGACTACCTTGACAACATTGCACGTCAGTTGCAGTACGACACATTTTCAGAGCAGTCCAAGCACTCATACGATGAGGCATGGCAGATGCACTATGCACAGCTTGAGACAGCCGCTATCATGTTCCACGGTGATGGCAATGACTTGACACTTTGTTGCAAGCTCATAGACTCTCGCATCCGCAACCTTGAGTACGAGATGGAATCGTTAGCCAACTATGCCAACCGTCTCAAGAACGAGAAGGATGACCACGTTGTCAATGACCCTGAGATTACAGTCAAGCAGGATGAAGCCATTGATGCTCGGATAGACAAGATGCGTGACCAATATGCATACATCAAGAACATGCATTACATACTCAAGACCAAGGTACGCCCTGAGATTGAGAAACGTACAGGCTACACGATGGATGCTTACAAGTCCAAGGCTCAGCTTGACGCAGAACGCAAGACTAAGAAGTGGTCGAACTTCCGCAAGAAAGTCACCATGGATGTCTACATGTCATGGTCGCCCAAGCAGAGGGCAGAGTACACAGCAAAATATGGTCGTAGGGTTCAGTAGCCCTACGCCAAACATCGAGAGGCTGGAGCATCACGCTCTAGTCTCTCACTTTTTTTTGTGCAACAACCACCGCCTTGAAACGCCTCAGTCTGCAAAGGAGGACAAAATGATATTCTATATTGTTGCTGGTGTCTTTTCAGCACTAGCTATTCTGTTTTTATTAGCCAAGTTTGACTTCAAGAAAGTGCTATGGCTTGACATCCCAATTGACATCGCCTCAACTATACTGCTCGTTGTTATGTTTGCTGGCACATTTGCTGGCATGATGGCGGCAGTCATAGGGGGGTGTATTATTTCAATTACACTTTTTTCTATCAAAAGGATAGCTGGCTATAAGAAGCCAAAGTGGAAAAAGTTTGGTTATGAGTGGGTGGAGACAAGCAAATGAGAGCTTCAGAAATGACAGTACAACAGTTCAAAGCAATGTTGGATGCTAACAAAGAAAGGCTTCATTACTTTTGGAAGTATGCAACAGAACAACGTAGAGGTGTTGCAACATCTGTCAAACCCTCAACTATCAAACAGGCTATGCAAAGAAGAAAAGCCAAACAGTAATTAGAATTGACACTGGTACTAGCGTACGATAGTCGAAATCCAGTGACAGGGGGAATAGACGTGCTGCCCCCACCCTTAACCATGTCAACGCAAGGAGAAATAGACATGAACTTCGCACAAATCACAATCTCAGGTAACATCGGCAGTGAACCAGAAGTCCGTGACGTAAACGGTACTAAGGTTGCTAACTTCTCAGTAGCCGTCAACGAGGGCTACACCACAAAGTCTGGTGAGAAGGTAGAGAAAACACACTGGTATCGTGTAGAAGCTTGGGACGGTAGCAATGGCAAAGGCCTAGTGTCTAACGTCATTGAGAAGTATGCCTCCAAAGGCACTACCGTATTTGTACAAGGCTTTCCTATCATCGAAGAGTATGAGAAGGATGGTCAAAAGCACCGTTCATTCAAGGTGAAGCTAGCTGGTGCTGGCTCGACATTCCGTCTAGCTAGCAAGGGGACATCATCACCTGATGCGCCTCAGACTGGCTCACCTGACACAATGGATGACGACATTCCATTCTAGTAACCGTTCCCCTAGGATGGAAGGAGGGTAGTGGCAATCCAACTGTCACTGCCCTTTTTTTGTGAAACATTCACAGGAGGTTCACATGATTGAATCATTAGACACAGTAATTCAGCCAAAACAGCAAAAGATTGAGCTTGTTCGTTCACAAATAGACCCAACAGGCTATCAATGGATAAAAGACCTTATTGGCGCAAGTATGTTTACCTTTGTACGCCTCTATGACAATGGAGATGGTGTGTACATTGACGATGAAGGTTTATATGCAGAAGAAAGATATTTCTGGATTCATCGCAACTACCCTCAGCCTCTTGTCAACAAAGGTATATTTGCTGGCACAGATGATGAGGGTGAAACAGTCCCTCCTAAAACTTCTTTGACGCAGTTTGAAAAGGACGTAAGATTTATTGGTGACACACATGATTTACAAGTGATGTTGATGTTCAACAAAAAGAAAATCTCAATGGAGAATGGTTATGAAGACTACCGACCTATGTTCTTTGAATGATAACTATGAAATGACACCATCAATCGCTGTTATGATTGCTGAAGGTATTGAAGCCCCTCGTTCACACGATGAGTTTATTCAAGCTTGGCAGTACATTTATAACTCTGGCCTTTATCTGCAATTGCAGGGCTGGTACGGCAGGCGTATCGAAGACATGATAAGAGAGGGAATATTAGATGCCTGATATATTCTGGATAGAATGCCCCGAATGTGAAGGTGAATGTATGATAGAATACGAAGTTCCAGAGCCAGACTATAGGTATGGCGGTGAGCTTGTCGGCAAGATAATGCACTGCGAAACCTGTGAGGGTAGAGGAGAAGTACAACAGCATGAGGAGGAGTAAACATGCTAAACTATCTACGCAAAGTAAGACCAATCAGCCTCAAGGCCAGTTGGATTGGGTGGTTCGTCACTGTTCACCTAACACTATCGTTTACGATTATGTTGATGATGATAGCGATGGGCATCAACCCGACCCTCTTGGTTTCAGTGATTGGTGCGCCCCTGTGGATTGGCGTTGCGTTCGCCTCAAAGACACTGACTGACAAAATTATGGAGGACTAAATGAAAATAGATAAATCTATACCCCTTCCACCACGCATCGGTTCTGAGTTTGTGAGCACTGCAAAGCAAATGGAAGTTGGTGATTCAGTAAAAGTTGTAACAATGCGAGAAGCAATTAACTTAAGCCAAGCTATCAGACGTAGAGGTGGAAACGCCTCTATGCGTCAAGTCAACACTGAAGCATGGCGTGTATGGAGGACAGCATAATGTACACAAGAATGAACGGCACTATTGATTGCACTAAAGTTGTCATCTACACAGATGACCCGAACTTTGTTGCTATAAAATTTCACCAAGGTCAAAACGAAATCCCACTTACTGTCTACGCTTCTGCTAGAGATGGTAAAACATTTGAGTTCTTTACTGGCATAGAGTCTAAGGACGTTACTATTTTATTGGAGGAAACCGATGCAACAGCAGATACCGCTATCTCAACTTAAACACTCACCAGACAATGTACGCAAAGTAAAGTCCAGCAAAGAAAGCATCAAGCAACTTGCCGCCTCAATCGAGGCCAAGGGCTTGTTGCACAATCTTGTCGTAGTAGAGAACGGCAAAGGCTACAACGTCATTGACGGTAACAGACGACTCGATGCACTTAACAAAGTGTACAAATCAAACCATCTTATCCCATGCATTGTACTAGACTCTAATGATAATGAGGTTGGCTTACATGCAAACATGATGCGTGAGGATATGCACCCACTCGATGAGTGTGACGTTATCCAAGCTCTTGTTGCAGATGGTGCTGAAGACTTTGACTCTGTTGCCAAACGATTTGGTCAGACTAAACGCTGGGTAGAACAGCGTGTGAGCCTCTCTGAGCTATCAGACAAAGCTAAAGAGATGTTTCGTGCTTACCGCTTCAACTTGGCTGTTGCACAGGCTTTTACGCTTGGTACACATGAGAAGCAAGATGAGTATTTAGACAACGATTATCAGTCCTATCATGCTCAAGCTGTCAAAGAAGCTATGGTAGACAGAAAAATTCCTACCACTGCTGCACTTTTTGATGTTGAACCTCACAGAAGCAAGCTAGACATTGAATCTGATCTGTTCGGTGATGATGAGTTTATCACTAACAAAGAAGAGTTCAAAAGCTTACAGACTGCCCACATATATGAGGTGTGCCAAAAGTATCGTGAAGAGTATATGGATGTCATCTATCTTGAAGACCAGTATCACTGGGATGCACCAGAATGCAATACGCTACTTCCTGTTTACGGAGAAGACAATGGCTACACTAAGCAAGACCTTATACTTGTAGTTACCTACAACTCATATCGCTATGCTCTTGATACTAAAGAGATGGTTATGAAAGACATCCAAGAAGCACAGGAGGCACAAGATGTTGCTGTTGAGGAAGAAGAGGAAGAAGTAACGCCTCTGACTTACAGCAAGCCACAAGAAGATTTGCTGAAAGGTTACTTTGCTGACTACGCTCTCAACAAAGCATGGTCTGTTATGAAGAACGGTGAAGTCTCAAAGCTTATGAAGTCACTGCTCATTCATCGTAAGCTAGGCTACACATACTCAGCTATCAATCGTGTCGGTCACATCTATGCTGACCCACAAAACTTATTCCCTAAGGATGAATACCCAGATGATTACACTCAACCTGATTATATCAACCATATTGAAAAACACCAAAAGCTTGCTAGCGATGCTTTTGATGCTGACGGAACTACTCCACTTGCTTACTGCATGTCTCTCTCTTATCAAGACCTCGATGCTTTATTTGTGGCGTGTTGCCTCACAGGTATTTCGAAGTACGACTTGCAGTCAGAAACGCTCCAAGAGTTTATTGGCTCTCCCCAATCATACAAAAAGTGGTTCTCGCCAGACGAAACATGGCTAAACAAATACAAAGCCAATCAGATTTCAATGATGGAAGATTATTTGTTTGGTAAGATATCTACTGGCTCACGTTCAAGCCGTATCAAAGCAATCAAAGATGTGCTTGCTAAGAATCCTGTCTTTGACCCTTACGGTTCTTGGCCACAGTTCAAACCCCAATAAGCTATCAATGCTGATTCTGCTACTCCATCCTCGCACTTTAACTGCCAAGAGTCCGAGGCTTGGGGTAGTAGGAAGCTTGCTCTAGCTCTTGCTAAGTCCTTGTCAGCAGAAACGTTGAGTTCTTTCTTCCACTTTCTTGCTGACACCTCAACATACTTAATATCCAATGCAACAAACAAACCTAAATACAAACCATAATTTAAGCCAGTCTTAAATGTGGAAGACACACCTTGACCTGGCATAGCTTGTTGCTTCTCAATGTAAACAACTTCTGGCTTATATAGCTTTAAGTAATCAACTATCCTAACAAGGTTTAGAATCT